GTTATACTGGTACCCCCCCAAGTTATGTGACACCTCCCATAGTAGCGCCTGAGGTGTACTCACACTTTGAACGTTTAAAAGCTGCAGCATATGAGCAAGCGGGCATATCTCAATTAAGCGCATCGTCTCAAAAACCAGCAGGGCTAAACTCTGGCAAAGCTCTCAGAGAATATAACGACATTGAGACAGATCGTTTCATGCTTGTTGGCCAAGCGTTTGAAGATGTAGCACTTCAACTAGCTAAGCTATCTATCTGGAAAGCAAAGGATATTTTCTCTCGTGAGAAAGAGTACAAGGTTACCGTTCCAGAAAAGAGATTTACCTCTACAATTGACTGGGCAGACATTGATCTTGAAGAAGATGAATATGTGATGAAAATTTTTCCAGTGTCCTCACTCCCAGAAGATCCAGCAGGTCGTTTACAAACTGTTCAAGAGTACGCGCAAGCTGGCTTCTTAACTCCACGTGCTGCACGTAGGCTTTTAGATTTCCCTGATCTTGAGCAAGTCGATAACTTGGCTTCGGCTGAAGAAGATTACATCCATGAGCTTTTAGAAAACATCGTGGATAAGGGTGAGTTTGTAGCGCCAGAACCCTTTGATGACCTCAATCTATGTAAAGAACTAGCCCTTGAATATTACGCGCAAGGCAAATCCAATGGTCTTGAGCAAGGAAAGCTAGAATTACTACGTAGGTTTATGCAGCAGACAGATGTTTTACTACAAAAAGCGCTGCCACCACCACCTCCAATGATGCCCGGAGCACCGCTAGGAGTGCCCGCAGCCGCACCAGTGAGCCAACTTTTACCGAATGTACCAAGCTAAAACAAAACTAAGGGAGCAACATGAATCTAGAAATGACGGTAGTACCAGGCACACCTACGACCTCAGCAGTAGAAGGCATTAAATCAACCCAAGCACCCGCTAAAGAAGAAGCAGCACCCGCGCAACCACCGACTCCACCAAGCGATTATAGTGAACGTGCTGCGGCATTAGTGCGTAAAGAGAAGAATGCTTATAGAGAAAAGCAGGAAGCTAAGGCTATTCGCGCTCAAATTGATCAAAAACGCGCCGAACTAGAGGCTAAAGAGCGTAGAATACAAGAATTTGAATCGATTAAGCAGACTAACCCGCTTAAAGCGCTTGAAATGCTTGGTCTTGATTACGATGCGTTAACACAAGTCTATTTAAATAACGGCCAGGTTACTCCAGAGGTTCAAGTAAAGAACGTTATGGGTGAGATTGAGCAGTTAAAGAAACAACAATTAGAACGTGAACAAAAGCAGCTTGAAGAGGCTAAAATTCAAGCCGAAGCTGAAGCCAATGAGGTGCTCACTCAATTTAAATCCGAGATTCAAGAGTATCTAGGCTCACAGTCAGACAGTTATGAGTTCATAAATTTGTTTGCACAGCAAAATTTAGTGTACGATACTATTCAGGAGTACTTTGATAAGCATAAAAGCATTCTTTCTATCAAAGAAGCTTCGGACTTGGTTGAGAACTACTTAGAAGACCAAGTTAAGAAGTCTACAGCAACGAATAAATTTAAGAAGCTACTAGGTCCACAAGATGGACCAACCAATAAAACTCAGCAACAAACTACAACTCAGCAGCCACGTACATTATCTAACAATATGACTTCTAGCGCTGCTAGTTTCTTGCCTGCTAAAACAGAACAAGATCGCATAAATCGTGCTCTAGCCGCCCTAGATAAAAAATAACCTTTAGGGGGTTCACATGGCCTTTTTAGATTTAGCGTCAATGAACGCTGCTTTAAAGGAATTGTACGATGGACAAGTTGTTGAAAACCTTGTTTATGCTGACAATCCTTTTCTCGCAATGGTTCCAAAGAAAACAGACTTCGGCGGAAAATATAAACCAATTCCAATCATCACTGGTGCATCACAAGGTCGTTCTTCGACTTTTGCTAATGCACAAACCAATCAATCGGCAGTGCAAATTGAATCATTCCTTCTTACTCGTAAGTCGGACTACTCCATTGCAACCATTGATAACCAAACGATGCTTGCTTCAGCTACTGACAAGATGTCCTTCTTGGAAGGCTCTAAAATCGTAATCGACGGCGCAATCCGTTCGATCACTTTGTCTTTGGCATCAAGCTTGTTTCGTTCGGGCACAGGTTCGATCGGCAGCATCGCAACGGGTGGTATCACCTCTGGCGTGATTACTTTGGCTGATCCAAACAGTGTCGTTCAGTTTGAAGTGAACATGGTTCTACAAGCAAACGCAACTGATGGCGGCACTCCACGTGCTGCTTTAGGCTACGTAATTGCTGTTAACCGTTCGGCTGGAACTGTAACTGTGTCGGCAACAGGTCTTGGCGGCGCTGCGGGCTCTCCTGCAGCATGGGCAGCTGGTGACTTCTTGCTCGTACAAGGTGACGTTAACGCTAAAGTTTCTGGTCTCCAAGCTTGGCTTCCAGCGACTGCACCAACTTCATCGGACAGCTTCTACGGCGTAAATCGCTCTGTAGACACTGTTCGTCTAGCTGGCGTACGTTATGACGGCTCTGCTCAGCCAATCGAAGAAGCATTGGTTGACGGTTCAAGCTTGATTGCTCGCGAAGGCGGCAAGCCTGGTATCGCTGTAATGAGCTACGCATCTTATGCAGCTTTGGAAAAAGCTCTCGGTGCTAAAGTTCAATACGTCGATATGCAAGGTAAAGCTGAACACGCAAACATTGCTTTCAGAGGCATTATGGTCAACGGTGCTAACACCATGATCAAATGTTTCCCAGATCGCAACTGCCCAAGCCAAACTGCATTCTTGCTCCAAATGGATACATGGTGCCTAAACAGCTTAGGCGATGCGCCACAAATCCTACGCTACGGCGATGGACTTGAAATGCTCCGTGTAGCTAATGCTGACGCTGGCGAAGTTCGTGTAGGTTACTACGCAAACTTGGCCTGCCAAGCGCCAGGCTGGTCTGGTCAACTTTCGCTAAGTGCTTAATTAAAAATTGGGGGGCTGGTCCTGTAGCCGGCCCCTCTATTTACGGATGGGGGCATCCCGTAAATTATTTCCACCCACATAAGGAAACTCATCATGGCAAACAGATATTTCACTCAATTTAGATATTCGTTAGAAAAGGCAGTTGTAGACTTATTCGGTCTAGTTACGTTCGGTGCTTCTGGCGCTCCAACGTTGTCGGCATCAGCAAGCAAGGGAATCAAGTCGATCACTCGTGTAAGTGCTGGTGTTTATGACATCGTGCTAGGTGTTGGTAACAACCAAGACGTTTACTATACGTTGCTTATGGCAAAACACGTGTTCTTGAATGCGACTGCACCGGCTTCGCCTGAGATGTACGTTGTTTCACAAAACGTATCTACTCCAACCACTGGCAAGATTCGCGTAACGTTTGCTGCGGCTGGCGTTGCCACTGATCCGGGCAACGGCGAAGTTGTAATGTTACAACTCACTCTTAGAAATTCTAACGCCCAATAAGGAAAATAAACCATGGCAATGACAGCAACAATCGCAGTAAATCCTTCAACGGTTAATATTAACCAAAACGTAGCGGTAGCTTTGACTGTAAGCAATTCGGGTGGTTCACCAGTGAATATGACTGGCATCGTACCAACCGCATTCTTTACTGGCGCTCCAGCTATCGATAAAGCAGCTGGTGGTGCAGCATTAGGTCAACCGCAGCTTGGCCAATCTGGTGCAAATGTAACTGTACCTGCTGGCGGATCTTTGGTGTTTAACTGGAATGTAGTGTTCTTTGCTCCAAGCACACGCCCTGTTTATTCAGGTGGCGGTGGCACGTATGATGTTGGTGCGGTTTGTTACTCTAACGACGGTTCGGTGTTCTCACCAACTGCTGCAACAGTGACTGTAAACCCACTACCATTGCCTGACGAGCAAGGGGGCTAATACGCGTGATTATATCTGATCCAAAAAAAGCAGCAGGCGTCATTGTCGCAAAGATGAATAAAGACGGCTCCGACGATGTTGAAGAGGTCACTACTGAAGGTGGTGATATTCTTCATGGCATCGCTGAAGATCTTATTCATGCGGTAAAGATTGGCTCTGTAGAGTCGGTTGCATCGGCACTAAAAGCTGCTTTTAATTGTATGGAATCTGAAGAGGGCGAGGGCTTATAGCCCTTGTCCTTCTTTTTTAAATAAAGGGGTTACATGGCTACGACCGTAACGCTTCAGTCTTTACGCACACAAGTTCGTCAAAGAGCAGACCAAGTTAATTCTCAGTTTATTACTGACGCGGAATTAAATAATTACATTAACGAGTCATATGCTGAGCTTTATGATTTATTGGTTCAAAAGTATTCTGACAATTATTACGTAGCGCCACCATTGTTATTTCAAACCAACGGGCAAGATCTGACTTATGATTTGCCTGAAGATATGTACAAAATGCTAGGTCTTGATTTGGCGTTATCCAATACGCTAGATAGCTTTGTTACATTAAATAAGTTTCAGTTTAGAGATAGAAATAAATACGCTGTACCAAACTTCCAAAGTTTTTATGGCGTAACCAACATGCTTTACTGTCCGCTAGGCAATCAGATTTTATTTAACGTAGTACCTTCAGCAGGTCAGACGTTAAGGCTCTGGTACATTCCAAAAATCACCTACTTAGTGTCCGATAACGATACACTTGACGGTATTTCAGGATGGCAAGAATACATCATCGTTGATGCTGCGATTAAGTGTATGCAAAAGGAAGAATCAGATTGCTCGGTTCTTTTGCTTCAAAAACAAGGCTTAATTACTCGTATTGAAGCAGCTGCAGAAAATCGTGATGCTGGTATTCCTGCTAAGGTTGTTGATGGTCAGTATAACGATTATTACTATCCAGTAGGTAACGGTTCGGGGTTTGGTGGTATTTGGTAATGGTAACTGCCATTCCACGCATGCAGACAGAAGACCGAGAGATTAATCAGCTACAACAAAATATTATAAGCGCGGTAAATCCTGTTTTGGCTAACCCATTGTCATCAGGCATACTACTACAAAGCGTGCCTCTTTTAACTGGGGCTAATTCGGTTAATCATAAACTAGGGCGACCATTAACCGGCTGGTTTGTTACAAGACTAAGATCGCTTGCAAGTATTTATGACACTCAGGACTTAAACCCAACGCCCGCTGTTACGTTGGATCTAGTATCGTCAGCAGATGTAGTTATAGATTTATACGTATTTTAGGGGACTTTAGGTGCTACAAAAACAGAACGTACAAATAGCCTTTTCACAAGGCGTAGATCTAAAGACCGACCCTAAGCAGGTTCAGACTCAATTATTAAATTTAGAAAACGGTGTATTTCCTAGTATTTTGGAGATTCAAAAACGCAATGGCTTTTCAACTATCTCTAGCACTAGTTCTGGCAATGCTCTTGCATCTTATAACAAAGAGTTGGTGGCTTTAACTGGCTCTGATTTACTTAGCCAATCCGCGTCTACAAGCTCACTTATTACCAAGGGTGTAAAGTACTCAGCCGACATATCTGTTAACTCAATTGTTAAAAATAATTATCAGCAACAAAACGGCGACTCAGCCATTCATCCATCGGGTGTGTCTGTATTTGCATGGGAAGATTCATCTGGTGGTGTACGGTTTTCAATCTTTGATACCGTCACACAGCAATCAATTGTCACCAATCAACTGTTGACCTCAACTGGCGCAAAGCCAAAAGTTAAGGCTCTTGGTAGTTTTGTAGTTATAAGCTTTGTTGATACGACGACCAATTTTTTAAACTATTCTTCAGTGTCTACTGGCCCGGTTGGAAGCCCTTCTGATCCGATGCCTTTAATTGAACTAGATAGCTCGCTTGCCTATGACTGTCAGACGATTAATAGCGAAAGACTTTATTATGCCGCTGCTGACGCCGCTGGGACATTGTCTGTTTTCTTTTTAGATGAAGACCTAAACATGGCTACTCCCGCTACCGAGACGGTAACGGCTACTGCTGTGTGTATTTTTGGCGATGATTTAAATAACGCTTGGGTAGCGTATGCTACTACTACTGGCGTTGGTTATTTTATCAGGCAATATAATATCTATGGGCCACCGATTACTGATAGTGCTGGTGCAAATATCACTAATAACCTTGGTGAGTTTTTGTATGCTGTTGCTTCTAGCTCAACCCCGTCTACTATTTTAGCGCCGACCTTACTTGAAACCATTTCAAACGTTGTAAACATCACAGCTATTTTTAATGGCGGTCTTGGATATTTTTATTACGAGATTAAGCAATCCGACGACACGCCTTATGACAACTTCGTTAGAACCACCACCGGCTCACTTATTGGTAGTGTGGGCTCGCCACAAGATTTTTATAGGTCTGTAGGCTTAGCTAGTAAGCCATTTATTTATAATAACGTTGTATTTGTAACGCTTATTCACGATAGCGATCTTCAGCCGACTTTATTTATCGCAACAAACTCAGCTGGATCTGCAATTACAACAGTTACCGGAGATCTTATTTACACGGTCTCTGGTGAGTTAGTTACATCACTCTTTCAAGCTCCGACAATTATCGCAAAGCTTGCGCCGAGCACGGCAGGGCGTCTTTTAAAGATCGCTCTTTTACCTGAAGTAACTCCGATGATGTTTAATCAGTTTCAAATCACGTACTCAATTAGAGATACGCTAAACGCAATCTCCGGCGACGTGTACACGCAAACAGGCATTAACCAAGTTATACTCACCTTTAACGAACCAACTGTTACAAGTGTATTGGGTAATAACCTTCACGTAAGCGGCGGCATCTTATCGATGTATGATGGCGCTTCAGTTGTTGAGCACGGTTATAATCTTTATCCTGAAAATGCTTATGGAACTTCACTTGCCACTCAAGGGGGCTTGTCTACTGGTCAGTATCAGTACGCGATTACTTATGAGTGGATGGATAACGTAGGTCAGATTCATAGATCAGCACCATCTGTGCCGCTAACAATTAAAAACGGTGACACAACATTTTTTGGTGGCACGACCAATACTTCTACCGACATCACGGGGGCACCTCCGGGCATTCCAGAAAATTATCCAATCACAGGCACAGGCATCCCCGCTAATACGGTAACCACAGGTTACTCGGCTCCAGGTGTCTTATCGATTAGTAATGCCGCCACGGCGACAGCAACAGTCTTAATCACGGTGTCTAAGCCGGTGACTAATCAACATTTAATGACGTTTACAGCGCCTGATACTGCGACGTTTACAAATGAGTTAAGAAAAAATGTTTACGGTAGCACCGTAAGCGGTTCATTTGATTTAACCGTGCTTGATTCAAGATTTATTGAAGTAGGCATGACGGTAGAAGATAGTCCGTACTTTGCAGGTAGCCCAGTAGTTCTCTCAATTGCCGGAAACGTTATTACTCTTGATACAGCGGCAAGTGGCACGGTTACAAATGACGTATTTTACTTTGAAAACGGCGTTACCGGATTTGAAGCTGAAGCTATTTTATTTGTAGGCCAAGAAGTTAAGGGTAGCGGTATTGTTGCTAATACATTCATTGATTCAATAAGTGGAAACACCGTAACGCTAACGACTGACACAAATACGGCCGTTGGTTCAACTGGGTTTTACGTGGCCGATCCGTTCTCGGTTTATTTAGCACTACCAACGCTACGCTTAACTGAGAAAGATAACGTAAATATTGTTGTTTATAGAACAGAAGCTAATGGCACTGTGTTTTATAGAACATCATCGGTCATGAGTCCAATCGCCAATAATTTGACGGTTGATTATGTTTATTACCAAGATGAGCTGCCCGATGAAGAGCTTATTGGTAACGATCAACTTTATACAACTGGTGGTGAAGTAGAAAACATTGCAGTACCTGCTACGTCGTCTTTAACTACTTATAAAAATAGATTAATTGCTCTAACCGAAGAAGATCCCCTTTTGTTTTGGTACTCAAAACAAGTTATCTCAGGCACGCCGGTTGAGTTTTCTGATTTCTTCACACAAAGAATCGATGAACGTGATGGCCCGCTGGTTGTTCTTAATCAGATGGACGATAAGCTTATCTTATTTAAAAATAATACTATTTGGTACATGGTTGGTGATGGCCCTGCGCCTAACGGTACGGCTAATGATTTTACTCAGCCGCAAATTATTACGACCGATTGTGGATGTATAAATAAAAAATCAGTAGTCGCAATGCCTAAGGGCTTAATGTTTCAATCTGCTAAAGGCATTTATCTTTTAGATAGATCGCTTCAAGTCTCTTACATTGGCGCGCCAGTTGATAATAACTTTGTTATTACAAGTGCTGAGCTTATTGAAGACGTAAACCAAGTTAGATTTACGTTGAGCAACGGCACAATATATACGTACGATTATTTTGTTAATCAGTGGGATACGTTTACAAACCTAGACGCAATTGATTCTACAATCTTTCAAAGTCAGCACACATTTATTTCATCTGACGGCATTGTTAAGCAAGAAACTCCAAATATTTATAACGATGACAACGGCTTTATTCCTCTTAAACTTGAGAGCGGATGGTTGTCTTTAGCTGGCATTCAAGGGTTTCAGCGCGTGCGTGAGTTTTTATTTTTAGGTGAGTATGAATCACCGCACTCACTTCAGGTTGAGATCTCATATGACTTTGAAGATACGGTGGCTCAAACTACAATTATTCCAG